AGCTTATACAGATCAAGCAGATGTTGCATATAGATTTTTACCATGCATGTGTGCAGGTTTAGCATACTATTTATCTATGAAGAAAAACCCACAGCTAGTGCAACAAAATAAAATGATTTACGAAGATGAATTAAAAAGAGCGTTAGATGAAGATGGTCAAAGAGCATCTACATTTATAACTCCACAAAACTTTTACCCAACGAGTATATAATGGCTAAATTTGCTACAGGAAAATATGCTAAAGCGATATCTGACAGATCTGGTATGGAGTTTCCATACAGTGAAATGGTCAGAGAATGGAATGGATCATTAGTACATTATACTGAATTCGAACCTAAACAACCACAGATTAGAAGAAGAAGAACTGTTGCAGATGCAATAGCAATACAAAATGCAAGACCAATGAAGTTTCAACAACCAGATCAAAAATTTTTAACTGATGGTGACGGCACAATTTCTGATTCAGGAGGAACTCAAGTGCAAGTAATTAATTTAACATTACCAGGAATATTTGGATTTGGTGTTTTTTCTCAACAATTCACAGGTAACGGTATAACAACATCTGTCTCATCAATGGTGCCTGATGATGGTTCAAAACAAAATAGACAAAGACAATTAAGTGCCACTATTGGCAACATAACAGTGAGTATAACATAATGGCTATAACACACGCTAATTTTCTAACACAAGTAAGAAACTACACTGAAGTTTCTAGTACAGTTTTAAGTGATACATTAATCGACCAATTTATAAGAAATGTAGAAATAGATATAGCTGGCAGAGTAGATTATGATGATTTAAGAAGAGCAGCAACCTCAACATTTACAGCTGGAAACAGAGCTGTATCCTTACCTGCTGATTTAATTGTGATGAGATCTGTAGAGCATATTGATTCAGGTGGTAATAGAACTTTTTTAGAAAAAAAAGACTCAAGTTTTATTTCAGAATTTAACGGAACAGGTAAGCAAGGGACACCTAAATACTTTGCAAATTTTGATGATTTTAATATAATTGTAGCTCCAACACCTGCTGCTGCTGATACGGTTCAAATAAATTATATTCAAGATCCACCTCATTTTAATTCTTCAACAAATACTTTTATATCAACTTATCAAGAGTCTATGCT